TAGAGATCAGAATTTACAAGATTCTGCGGTTGTTGATATTGATGACGGTCCGGATAGTCCGGCCGATTATGTGTTACGGCGTCGTGGTAAGCGTCATGATTATTTTACGAGTTCGTTGCCTTGGCCCCAGAAGGGCGATGCTGTTACGTTGCCTTTAGGTGGTCAAGCTGCTGTTAAGTCTGATGGTACTAGACCTACTTTTACCGGCGGTTCTTTTACAAATTCCGGTTTGACTTTTTATAACACTAACCCTGCGGCGACTTTTGGCCCCGCAGCTGCGGGTACGCCTAACAATCAGGCTATGGTTTTTGGAAATAATTCCGGTTTGTATGCTGATTTAAGTACAGCTACATCAGCAACCATTAATCAATTACGGCAGTCGTTTCAGATTCAGAAGCTGCTAGAAAGGGACGCCCGTGGCGGTACTCGTTACACTGAAATTATCCGTTCGCATTTTGGAGTTGTCAGTCCTGATGCTCGTTTGCAGCGCCCTGAATATCTTGGTGGTGGTAGCACTCCCGTATCTATTAATCCCGTTGCCCAAACTAGCGCCACAGGGCTTGCTGAAGATACTAGTCCGCAAGGCAATTTGGCCGCTTTTGGCACGGCTCTCGCGTACAATCACGGATTTACGTACAATGCTACTGAGCACGGGGTGCTTATAGGCTTAGTGTCGGTTCGTGCTGATTTAACGTATCAGCAGGGCCTTCCACGCATGTGGTCAAGGTCTACACGTTATGATTTTTATTTCCCTGCGTTTGCAACACTTGGTGAGCAGGCAGTGCTTAATAAAGAGATTTATTGCACTGGTACAGCGGATGATGACGACGTGTTTGGCTATCAGGAGCGCTGGGCTGAGTATCGCTATAAGCCCAGTCAGATTACTGGTTATTTTCGTTCAACGGCAGCGGGTACATTAGATGCTTGGCATTTGGCCCAAGAATTTGGGACTCTGCCGGCATTGAACGATGAGTTTATTGAAGATACACCGCCAGTTGAGCGTGTTGTGGCTATTGGTGAGTCAGCAAACGGTAAGCAATTTCTGTTTGATGCGTTTTTTAATGTACGTCAGGCACGGCCAATGCCGTTGTACTCTGTACCAGGCCTGATCGATCATTTCTAATGGGACTTTTATCTACAATAGGAGACGTCGCCAAGACTATTGGCGGCGTTTTTAGTCCCATAGCCCCCATTATTGGGGGAGCGTTAAGTTATATTGGGGGTAAGCAGCAGAATGTGGCGTCAGCCGAGGCTGCTCAGAAGCAGATGGATTTTCAACAGTCTGCGTCGGATACTTCGTATCGACGGCAGGTTGAAGATCTTAAAGCTGCTGGTATTAACCCTATGTTAGTTGCTAAGTTGGGCGGTGCTTCGACACCAGGTGGGGCAATGCCCCAGTTTGTTAATCCTGGTGCTATGGCCGCACAAGCTTATTCTTCCGCCCAGTCATCTGGGGCGGCAGCTCAGCAAGCGCAGACTTCCGAGAACCTGAGTGAGCCACAAATGGCCAATGTTAAGGCCATGACGGCTAAGATTTTGGAAGAGATTAAGAATGTGCCTTTGGAAGGCGATAGGCTGCGTGAGACAGCTTATATGTTGTGGAATCAAGCTAAGTTATTGGGTTCTCAGAACTGGAACCAGAAAGAGATTGAACAGCAGATTATTGCTACTGTTCAGAAGATAAAGCGTGAAACGCAGTTGCTTGATTTTAGTATTGAAGCTATGCGTAATTTTGACAATTTGGGTAAGAATGTTGAACAGTTAAAACCCATAATTGATTTGATAAAGCCATTTTTAACGAGGTAAAAATGCGTGTTAAGAATCCGATTACCTATGATCGTGACAAGAATAGTGCTCTCGCCACTATTAGTTTTAGTAAGCCTAGTCTTACTAAGCAGTCATTTCGAGATGAGTGCGATATTAATACTATTTTGCGTCGGTTTAATGTTACTGGTCAGCTACCTGTTGGTAGCGTTCAGCCTCAATATGGTGATTTTAGCGGGATTACTGATTATCAGTCTGCCCTTAATGCGGTGATGGCAGCGCAAGACTCCTTCCTTGCGTTACCTGCCAACGTAAGGGCAAGGTTTGATAATGATCCCGCGCTTTTTGTTGAATTTGCCTCGGATGAGGCTAATAAGGATGAGATGAGGGCAATGGGCCTGCTATCTCAAGAGACCGCTCAGGCGGTCGTTTCGTCACCTAGCGAGCCCGTTGAGGGCGAGCAAGCACAGTGATCTACTTGATGTAACTGTGCTAGGTGACACCAAAAGGAGAAAAAATGATGATGCGTCGCAGACCAATTAATAAATATAAAGCCGCTAAGAAGTTTCGTAGGGGTTCTATGCGGACGAAGTCCGCCAATATGCGTAGTAACCCTATGCGCGGCGGATGGCGACTGTAACGTGCCCTGTTTCCACCCGTTATCGGCGTGGAAAACGGCAGCAGGGGACGTTGTTTTCTATGAGAGCGCCAGGCACGATATTGTGCGCAGCCTCACGCTGCCATGCGGTCAGTGCGTAGGATGTCGGCTTGAGCGTTCTCGCCAGTGGGCGATTAGGTGTTTGCATGAGGCAAGTAGGTATACAAACAATTGTTTTATTACGTTGACGTATAACGATGAGAACTTGCCGGCAGACCAGAGTTTGCATTATGATCATTTTCAGAAGTTCATGAAGCGCCTGAGAAAGGCGCACAGAGGCATTGACCCCGTAGAGGGTCAGTATCCGATCCGTTTTTATATGGCAGGCGAATATGGCGAAAATTTTGGCAGACCTCACTTCCATGCCTGCGTTTTCAACTTCGATTTTTCGGATAAGAAGCTTTGGAAGCGGACGGATGTTGGCAGTAGAATTTTTAGATCCGAACAGCTTGAAAAGCTGTGGCCTTTTGGTTATTCCTCCCTCGGAGAGGTCAACTTTCAATCGGCTGCGTACGTTGCCCGTTACATAATGAAAAAGATAAACGGTAAGCAACAAGCCGAACATTATGAATGGGTAGACCCAGATACTGGGGAGGTTTCGCAGCGTAGACCTGAGTTTAATAAGATGAGTTTGAAGCCAGGTATAGGTTATGATTGGTATAAGGAATTTAAGGATGACGTTTATCCACATGATTATGTTGTGGTTAACGGTCGTAAGGTTCGGCCACCTCGCTTTTACGATAAAAAGTATAAGGCCGAAGACCCTATCAGTTTTGAATGGATAGAGTTTGAGCGAGAAAAGAGAGCTCGAGACAAGTATGAAGATAATACTGTTGAGAGATTGGCAGCTAAAGAAAAGGTGGCGAAAGCCAGACTTTCTTTGCTTAAACGTAGTTTGACGTGAGGAAATTATATGAAAATGTTAGTGTGTACTATCAGAGATAGGGCGGCAGAATGCTATGGTCGCCCGTTTTTTTTACCTGCTACTGGAGTTGCTATTCGTAGTTTTCAAGATGAAGTCAATCGTAATGCGCCAGATAATCAGATGTTTGCGCATCCCGACGATTTTGATCTTTACGAATTGGGCATTTTTGATGATTTTGATGGTAAATTTGCTTTACATGAGTCTCCGAAGCTGTTAGCGTTAGGCAAGCAGGTTAAGAGTCGTAGTTAAATACAAGGGGGGTGGTCTTTTAAGACCGCCCCGCAATAGGAGATTAAACGATGATGCATCGTAATAAGTCTGTAAATGTTCATCAGTTCGCTATGATTCCGCGAGCTGATATTCCTCGGTCTAAGTTTGATTCTCAGAAGTCATATAAAACGACTTTTGATGCAGGGTATTTGGTACCAGTTTATGTTGATGAGGTACTACCTGGAGATACGATTAATTTACAGATGACGGCGTTTGCTCGATTGGCAACGCCACTGTTTCCAATTATGGATAACATGCATCTTGATTCGTTTTTCTTTTTTGTTCCAAACCGCTTGGTTTGGGAGAACTGGCAGAAGTTTATGGGTGAAAGGTACCCAGATCCAGACAGTTCGATAGATTTCACCGTGCCGATTATGACAAGTCCGGCCGGTGGTTACGCAGTGAATTCACTGCAAGATTACATGGGATTACCTACAGTTGGGCAGATGACTGCTCCTAATGTAATTTCCCATTGCGCGTTTTGGACTCGCGCTTATAACCTTATTTGGAATGAATGGTTTAGAGATCAGAATTTACAAGATTCTGCGGTTGTTGATATTGATGACGGTCCGGATAGTCCGGCCGATTATGTGTTACGGCGTCGTGGTAAGCGTCATGATTATTTTACGAGTTCGTTGCCTTGGCCTCAGAAGGGCGAT